CAAATGCAAAGTTACACTGACCCCTGCACTTATGCGATGCAAAGTGACATGCGGCAACTCAAAGAGATGATTGCATCGGACCTTGCACAATACATGTGTGAGATGATGCCTTCTCTGAATGATTGTGTCGATTGGGTTTGTGATCGTTTCGCACTTGATGCAACCGATGAACTTATAGATTTTGTGGCAGATTGTCACGATGAGTTCTTCGGTAACTGATAACAATGCAAGAAACTAAGTTCATCATTTCCGGTCGTTTTGAGCGTCCTAATGGTCACATTATGCGTGATGAGTTGAGTTACATTAGTGCCACTAAAAAAGATGCCATCGCAACATGTAAGCGCCTCAATCCTCACTTCCACATTCACACCGTAAGGGAAGATCATAGTGTGCCTGAGGTTGTGAAACTGCAACCGCTTCGTTAACACTAACCGT